AGCGCAGCGCACGACCCTCGGCCTCGGCACCATGGCCACGCAGGATGCCAGCAGCGTAGCTATTACAGGCGGCACCGTAGCCTTCAGTGTCCTGTCTGGCCGTGCGTTCGGTATGTTCTCTGACGTTACTGATCAGACCGGCAACGTCTCCACACCGACTGCTGTCAAGTTCGGCACGAACGAGATCACGGGCAACGGAATTTCTATCGTCACGGACGGTACGAACCTGACGCGTATTACCTTTGCTGCCGCCGGTACGTACATGGTTGCCCCCAATCTCCAGTTTAGCAATTCCGATAGTAACGACCATGACGTGACCATTTGGTTCCGCAGGAATGGCACTGACCTTGCTCGTTCAGCTACCCGTATCACGGTACCAAAGACTGCTGATGGCGGTAATGCGTTCTTTCAGCTAGTCTTTTATGATACAGTTACTGCCGGGCAGTACATCGAAGTGATGTGGCTTCCTGAAGACGCTGCTGTTACTCTTGACCACACGGCTGCCGTCACGGGTCCGCCCGCAATACCAGCAATTCCGTCTGCCATTGTGGTGGCTGAGCGTATCGCGTAGCTAATAGGAGACATGGCCAATGGCCAATAGAATTCCGCGCCCCGGTGGTGAAATGCCTACGTATCTGGTTGGTAAACCAAAAAAGACCTACAAGAAGCCGCGCAATCCTGTGGGCTTTAAGGACTACACCGGCACGCCGGGTACAAATAACTACGTGCAGCGGTCGTTCAGAGAGAATATCGGCACGCCCGGCACGAGTACATTTGTACAGCGGTCAGCAAAAGAAAACATTGGAACGCCGGGCACGAGTACATTTGTGCAGCGAGATTTCACCAGCGGCAACACGACCCCGCGCAAGCGCCCCGTTAAGCCAACGCGATAAGTAATCACACCCATTATAGGAGATACAGACAATGGCCGGAAATTCTACCAGAGGAAAGTCACCGGGCTCGGGTTATCAGGGCGCAGGCGCTAAGACTGATTATTCGTCGAATGCGCGCAATAGCTATGGTACGGAGATGACGCGCAGTCAGAAGACTGATTATGCGCCAAATGCGCGTGATAGTTACGCTACGACTATTTCGCGTAATATGAACGCGAACGCTCCCACCAAGAATGTCCCGCGCACTTATGTGCCGACAGCTAAGCCCAAAACACGGGGCATCGGGTCTTTCTTCGCGCCCCCGCCTGCCGCTGTTACGCCTCCGGCCAAGAAGGCTCCGGCCAAGAAACCGCCTGCTGCTGCTAAGCCTGCCACTCGCGGAGCTACGGCACCGACCAAGAAGGCGACACCCCGCAATAAGCCGCCAGCTACGCGCTTTGGCACCGTTACGGGCACGACCACCGGTACGCGGGTCAGCGGCGGCGGTGGCTACGGCGGCGGCGGTACGCGCGGTGGCGGCAGCCTCAGTGGTGGCGGCAGCGGAAGCCGTACGACCGGCACCAGCCGCACGGGCGGCACTCAACGCAATGATCCTACGAGGGGCTGATATAATGAAGCTCTGGCTCCAGCACGTCGAGGATGGATCGCTATACGACTGGCATGAACTCCTCGTTAAGCACCCTAAGCTCCGTATTGTGACAGACGAAGAGCTGTTCCCTGAGAAGTATGCGCCGCCGCAGATCATCGCCAAGATGGAAGAGATCAAGGCCAAGCATGTGGAGCAGCTTGGGCTCTTTACGGATGTAATTCCTGAAGCGCCTGTGCCTGTCGCCAACGAAGAGCTGAACGCCGAAGTTACCGTCCGCACAAGGAAGCGTAACAAGTGACACCATCTGATATCATAGTCGAGTGCCGTCGATTGCTGAATGACACGCTTGCCCCGTATCGTTACAGCGATGCGATGTTGCTCGGCTATGTTAATCAGATACTCAAGCGTACCGCTGTCCTGCGACCTGATCTGTTTGGTGAAACCGGTGATATTGCCGTGGCGGCTAACACCACGCTGCAGTCTCTGCCTGCGGATGCGCACCGGCTTATAGACATCTTTCAGGTCAAGGACGGCGATACAGTTACGGAAGTTGACCGGGAAACCATGTCGAGGAACTATCCCTCGTGGATGTCCGATGCGGCTGGTACGCCGGTCAACTTCATGCGCCATGTGCGCAATCCCACCAAGTTCTTCCTGTACCCCAAGCCGGTTGCCGGTACCGTTCTGGTGGGTGAGTACGCCAAGACCCCGGCAGACTATACCATCAGCCAGTCTATCCTGCAGCCGCCTTCCAGCTTCTTTGGCGCACTGGTAGACGGGGTGGTATTCCTTGCATCGTCTGTGGACGACGAGCATGTGAACTCAGGCAGAGCCAAGATGTTCTTGGATAGCTTTACCCAGCAGCTTGGTGTATCCCTCCAGAACCGCGCGCTCAATGACAGCAAGATAGCTGGGCTTACTGCGGCTGCGTCCCTTGGGCAGCTTGGTGAGGTATACTGATGTCTACCCGTTTGTTCACATCGCTGCTGCCGAAGATCGCACCCTCCGTACCGGGGGCTCCGCAGCCGCTTGTCATCCAGTACATCCGCGATGTGGCTATCCGGGCCTGCGAGACTTCCCTCGCGTGGCGTTATGTTGAGGCTCCGTTCGCTATCCAGCCGGGGTCGTACGTCAATTACTTCAACAAGCCAGAGAACACGGATGTTCACGTACTGTTCCGGGTTACATGTAACGGGCAAATCCTCCGCCGAGCTACGCTGGAAGACGCAATCGACATGTATCCGGAATGGGCAGAGCAGTTCAATGGACTGACTGCCAATGAAATCTGGGCGCAGACGCCGACGACGACCGTCAACGAAGATGAATACAACGATGTGCAGTTCAACGGTAATATAACCGTAACACTTCCGGCTGCTGCCTCAGAGAATGGTGGCGAGCCGCGTGTCGTCACCCAGATCAGCCCAGACCAATATGTTGTGCTGCCGATGCCCGGCACCGATAAGGTCTACACAATGCGGATGTTCTACGCCCTGAAGCCGTCGCGTACGGCCACCGGCATGGACGACACCGTGATGAACGAGCTTGAAGATGTTATCGTTCATGGTGCACTGCAGCAACTTCTGGTCATGCCCAAGGTCGTGTGGAACGACAACACATTGGCATCCTATCATGCCCGGCAGTATCTGGCGCGTGTGAATGAGCGCCGGGCTCGCTCCAATCTTAACAACAGCCGCAGCGGTTTGACTGCGCGTGGGAACGGGTTTGCATAACGAATGGTCGCTATCAAGATCACTCGGTTCATCGGCACAGCTCCCCGCAACAGCCCGGAGCTTCTAGCCGATACGGCGGCACAGGTTGCCCGCAATGGCAAGCTGTATTCTGGCGACTTGATCCCGTATCCTGAGCCCATCTCTGTGGCGGATAGCAATCGTAATGGCACGGTTCGCACAATCTATGGGTTGCGCAGCAGCACCGCCGGTACCGGCTCCCCGATCAAGTGGCTATCATTCAACAGCTTCGTATCCATCGCCACGCCGTCTACCGACGAACTTGAAGAGCGCCGTTTCTATTATACTGGTGATGGCAAGCCCAAGGTCAGCAATTTCTCGCTGGCTACTACGGGTAGCGCATCCGGTCCTTATCCGGTGGATTATTACGACCTCGGGCTTCCGCTGCCGACGACCAAGCCGACGATTACGACTGTACCGTTTAGCAAGGCGACGGTTGTCAGCTACGCCCGTGACAACGCCAATCAAGTCACGCTCACGACGATTGCGCCGCATAATCTGAAGACTGGCGCTGTTGCTTCGATCAGCGGTTTCTCAAACCGTGACGGTACGTATACCCGGACCAATAGAAATATTACAGTCACGATCTCAAACCACGGCCTCACGACTGGTGCCACTGTCTTTCTGGAGTTTTCGTCCGGTACGGCAACAACAAACAACTACACTGTAAGCGTAACTGGCACAGATACATTTACGTGTACTGATACTGTCTCTGGCGCTACCAGCGGCGCAGTCAAATGGGATATCCGCGACCTCAACACGATTGCGTCTGTTTCGGTTATCAACAGCACGACGATCTCTTATTTCGCTTTTGGTCCCGAGATTGCCACAACGACTGTAATTCGCGCTGGCACTTACACGCAGGTAGCCAGTGCTACGGCAACGATTACGCTCAGTGGTCATAAGCTAATTTCTGGTGATATTGTTTATTTGAATTTCACATCCGGTACCGCCACGTCCGGTACGTACGATGTCACGGTTATAAACACGAATACCTTCACGGTCATTCTGCCTGTATCGGCTACGACCAGCGGTAGCGTCAATGTCTATCTCGTTATCGGCACCGTCGATCTCGGTGATCAGGTGCAAGGCCGGTCGTATATCTATACGTGGTTCACCCCGTGGCGCGAAGAAAGCATTGGCTCCGAACCAACTGATCCTGTCTACATGCGCGAGGGGCAAACTGCGATTGTAACCAGCCTACCGACAGCACCACCTGCCGGTAAGAACAACATCCGTGGTATCCGACTGTATCGAAGTCTGGCATCCACGTCAGTTAGCGGGTTCTTTCAGCTCAAAACTCTGTGGTTCCCCGCAGCAATTTCACAAGTCAGCCGTACCAGCAACGTTGCACGCGTGACGATGCCCGATTACCACAACCTTCTTGCGGGCGACCGGATCAAGCTGGTGTGCACATCCAATGCTACATTTAATGCGACTGATGTGCTCGTGTCCCGCGTTGTCAGTGGTAAGGTATTCGAATTTGCGCAAGCCGGTTCAAACGTAGCTACTACCGCTGCGACGGGAGTGCTGTACTATGACATCGCTGAGAGAAAAACTGATCCGGCTCGCTACTGGGGTGACGGCGGCGTTTATACTTTTACTGATGATTTCAGCTACCTCAGTCTGACGAGCCTGCTAGGCTCTACGGAATACGAAGCTCCGCCAACAGACATGCAGGGCATTACCGCACTGCACAACGGTATGATGGCTGGCTTCGTCGGTAACGATCTCTACTTCTGTGAACCCGGCCTATATCATGCATGGCCCAGCCAGTATCGTATCTCGTTCGAGTACGACATCGTAGCGTTGTCCTCCATCGGCGGCGTCCTTCTGGTCCTGACCAGAGGCTATCCTTACATTGTCGAGGGTAGTTATCCCGCGACTATGGTCGCCCAGAAACTTGCTGTCATGTATCCATGTGTAAGCGCGGCTTCTGTTGTCGCAACTGGCTTTGGCATTGTCTGGTCTACCCATGACGGCCTCGCCGTCTACGGCGGTGGCGGTGCTCAGCTCCTGACGAAGGCTGTCCACTACAGCGACACATGGAATGCCGACGTGAACCCGGAAGAGATCGTCGGGGCCGTATTCAAGGAGAACTACATCGGTTCGACTTCTACGGCTGCGCTCACACTGGAAGCTGTCGAGGGAGAGGGCGGAACGGGTCTGTCCTTCGTTGACCTTGATTTCCAGTACAGTGCTTCGTGGTACGACAACGAGACTAACTCGCTCTATACGGCAGTCGGTACCAACGGTGATATCTACCAGTGGGATAACCCCACCCCGCAGAACATGACCATGCGCTGGAAGTCGAAGGTGTTCATAACTGATGCCCCGATGAACCTTGGCGCTGCGCGTGTCGTTGCCGACTACAGCCCCGGCGGTATAGATAGTCCGATCTGGGAAACCATAAACGATAATTGGAATACGTACGACCTTCAGTGGGACGGCGGCTTGCCGATCATATTTAACCTATATATCAACAAGCAGCTTATCTTTACGACAGTCCGTACTGACAGCGGCATCTTCCGACTACCAACTGGATATAAGAGCGATACATTTGAGGTTGAGATTTACAGTCCAGTACGTGTCCGGGCTATTCACATTGCTGAAACCCCCATTGGATTGGCGGCTGTATAATGGCTAGGTTCTCCGGTATCCCGTCTGTCTCTCTAGAGAGCACCGAGCCGCAACTGGCACGTATCCTGTATGCGCTCAAGGAAAATGTCGAGCTTCTGACCAACCAGCGGGGTGAACCCGACCGGGCCAGCGTAGCTTTGCTTTCCGGGGGCATTACGACCGCACAGGCATCGAATACTTTCAATGGTTTAACTGCTAAAGCAGTTGGCGCAAAGGTTAGCGGTGTAGCCGTCCCACTTTTGTCAGACTACGTAAAGGCGTTGCAAGATATCCAGACACTGGCGTATGATGTCGCCGTGCTGCGAGATACAGTTAACACCCTCATAGCCCAGTTGAGGACCAGCTAATGAACCAATATGTACCTCCTGCGTTGACCAGCCTGCTCAACATGAGCACGGTCATGACCCCGCCGGAAACAATGTCAAGCAGCATCCCGTCCTATCAGCTTGGTGGTATGGTAGGCCCTGATGGAATGCCTATCCGCCCGAACCTCCCCGGCCTGCCCGGCTTATCCGGCCCTTCGCAGAACGGCCTTGGCCCGCAGCAGATGGAATTGGAGGCACGCCGCTTTGTCCAGCAGAACCCCCAGCAGGTTGCTGAAATCCGCACCACTATCGAAGAGGCGCTTGCGGAGGGGGATATCACCATGGATCAAGTCCAACTCCTTACCAATATGGCGAAGGTGGCTCTCCAAAACCCGGAGATGTATCCAGCCCTGAAGCAGTCCGTTGTTTCCCGTGGTGTTCTTGAAGACGACGAACTACCGCCCGAATTCGATCAGGGTACTATGTTTATCCTGCTGCTGATCGGGCAAATCATGCAGGCCCCGGCTCAGCCGGGGATGCAAGCTGCCGGGGGTGTTCAGCCACCTGCCGCTCCCGGCAGCGACCAAATGGGTATGCCTTCAATGGAGAAGGGCGGTGCGCTTCCGCCCAAGGGTAACAGTGGTGATGGTTCCATTATCATTAAGGCTCATGAAAATGAGTATATAATCCCAGCCAAGGTCGTGAGGGCCAAGGGTACGGAGTTCTTCGACAAGCTCTTGCAGAGCTATGCAGACGACGAAGATTAAGGTAGGATACCGCCATGGGTCTCTGGAATACAATCAAGAAAGCCGCCCGCAGCGTCGGCAAGTTCGTTAAGAAGAACTGGAAGGTCATCGTCGGCGTGGCTGCTGCGGTTGCTATCCCCTTTGCTGCTCCCATGATCGGTGCTGCACTTGCCGGTAGTGCCTTTCTAGCCAGTGTGGCTCCAAGTGTAGCCGGATTTTTAGGGACAGCAGCCGGTAGTGCGCTCATTGGCGCTGGCCTTGGCGCTGGCGCTGCCGGTATTACAGGCCAGAACCCGCTGCTGGGTGCAGCCCTTGGTGGTGTCGGCGGCTTTGCTGGTGCAGGCGGTCTGGGCACACTGTTTGGCGGTATCGGTGGTGCTGCTGGCGCAGGCGCTGCCCCCCTTGGGGCAGGAGCTGTTGTCCCGGCAACTGGCGGTATCATTGATATTGGCGCTGCCACTGGTATTAACGCAGCCACGGGGCTTGCTGCTGGCGGCACGGCTGCCGCCGCAGGCGGTTTGTCTGGTACGCTTAGCTCTCTGGCTACCAAGCTGGCGACAAATCCGCAGTCCATCGGTGCTCTTGGCCAGCTTGCCATGACCATGTTCAACAAGGACTTGAACGAGCTTACGCCTGAAGAGCAAGCCCAGCTCAAGGAAGTGGCTTCGCAGGCTGCGACCAACCGCGCCCTGTTCGAACAGCAGGTCACGGAAGCAAACCGGCTTATCAATATGGGCACGCCGAACCCCGAACAGGCATATGCCAATGCCCGGTATGCTGCTGACACGCAGCTCCAAGAAGCTCAACGTGGTATGCCCGCCGGTCTGCAGGAAGCTGCTGCACGTAAGGCTGCCATTGCTGGTACTCAGGTCGGTCTCCAGAACGTGGCGCTTGATTACGCGCAGGCGGCGGATGTCCGTCGCGCTGGCGTCCAGATGCTGCCGAACGAGGCTCCGACCGGGTATAACCAGCTTGCCATGCCAACGTACAATTCACTGTATGAGCGGCAGCGGAAAATTGCTGAGCAACAGAACAAGGCTGTTGGCAACCTGTTTGGTTCGCTGGCCTAGGGGGTTTAGATGGCTGCACCGCAACAGTATTCCGGTAAGGGTTTCATCCTTGGCGGTGTGACGGATACAACGCCCGACTGGCTTGGTTCGTACAACGAAGGCGTAAACACGGCTATCGACCAGACGACGGCTCGTATCGGCCAGCAGGAAGCCCGCCAGCGTATGGGTCTGGCCGCTGCTGAAGAGCAGCGCATCGCGACTAAATTCGCTGATGAGCAGGCTGATCGGGCCCGCACCGAAGCCTATTGGGCTGGTCAGGGCGGACTGCCCGGATTGCAGACCCCGCAGGGTCCGGCCCTTGGGCCCATGCCTGCGCTTGAAATCCCCATGCCGAAGGCACCCAGTGCCGGTCTCATGGAGCAGGGCGCTGCTGCACCGGCTCCCGGCGCGATCACGAGCGACCAGCGTATGCAGATGCTGCCAGAGTGGGCACGTCTGGAACAGGCCAACGCGCTGCCGAATAACTATCTCGAAACGATCTCCATGCTGGAAAGCTCTGGTGGTACCAATGTCGGTACTGGCCAATACACCGGCATCTTCCAAATCGGACCCGAGGTTGCTGCTGACTTTGGCGTAACGCCCGAGCAGCTTCGTGATCCGCGTGTCAACGCACAGGTCGCTGCCAAACTGGCTGGCCGCAATGCTGCGGCGCTTCGTCGTTCGTTGGGTCGTGAGCCGCAGCCGTGGGAACTCTATCTTGCGCACCAGCAGGGCGCTGGTGGCGCAGCCGCGCTCTTGAGCAACCCCAGTGGTTCTGCCGTCGAAGTAATGGCTAACGTATACGGCGGCGACCGGACACGGGCGCAAGCTGTCATCACTCAGAACGGCGGCAACATCAACATGACCGCTGGCGAGTTCGCCGGTCTCTGGGCCAGCAAGTTTGGTGGTGCACTGCCGCAGCCGTTCACGGGCGGACCCAGTGCTCAGGGCGCGGGCGAAGCTCCGCCGTCCATGGTATCCACGCCCAGCCCGACTGCAAGTCCGCTGCGCAACGACATCAACGAGTTTCTGGCCAAGCGCAACCGCCGCGAAGTTTATTATAACATTATCAACGACTTGCGCGAGAGCCCGCTGCGCGGTGCCTATGACTATCTGTTCAGCGATCAAGCAACGGCGGAGCAGAACGCAGCCCAGTCGGCAACGCGGGCCGAAGCCCTGCAGTGGTACCAGTTGGATGAGGTTGGTAATTTCTTCAACGCAAACCCTGCCGCACTGGTTGAAGCGCAGCGCGACCCAATAACTTATTTCGAGCAGAACCGTGACGCCATTCTCGGCGCAGCCGCAGAAGAGGGTGCCAAGGGCGATCTGCCCGCTGGTGTTACCCTGCCCGGTGCGGCCCCTGCCGCTGGCGCTCCTGCTGCCCCGGCTGCTCCTGCTGTCACGCCCGGTTTGCAGACCCAGCCCATGGTGCCTACTGGTGAGGTGATGCCTCCCGTCACGCGCGAGGATTATGCTGGTGTCGTGCAGCCCGGTCAGGGCTCCATTGCCCAGCAGATCATGCGTACGCCGACCGGTCAGGTTCCGACGATCCCCGACATGGGGCCGTACATGATCGAACCGGCAGCGATCAAAGCCGAGATGGACGAACTTATGTTCCAGCGGCAGACGATGGAACGTCTGTATGCGGACGCCGTTCAGGCCCGAGACCGTGCAACCATGGTGACGATCCAGACCAAGGCGGCGGAACTCGATGCCGGTATCCGGCTTATGCAGAACATGCAGGCCGTGGCGTCCATGCAGGCTGGTGATGACACACAGGTAGCGCAGACCCTTTCGCGCCTCTCCAGCGGGCAGCTTCGCCTGCAGCCGCGTAGCGATGGCAAGTACAATATCTTTCAAAATGGGAAGCTCGCCTACGAAGGTGTTACCAAGGACGCGCTCGTCGCTTCACTCCGCATGGAGTTCGACCAGCAGTTCCAAGCGCAGGTTGCCGCCCGTGCGACAGCGACTGCCGAGCAGGGCCAGAAGGTCTTCGAAAGCGAACTCAAGACCGCCGAGGAAATTGCCAAGCAGGAGGCGGAAGCCTACAAGCAGATTGCCGTTGACCGGCAGAAGGAAATCCTCCGCGTCCAGCTTCAGCAGGCTAATCCCGAGCGCACTGCTGTCGAGGGCAGCGATGGCCGCATCTATATGTACGACAAGAATGGGCGGGCCCCGCCTGTCGTGTTCGAGATGCAGCCTGAGCTTGATGTCTACGGAGACCCGTTGATGCGCGGCGATATGCCTGTTATGAAACTTATTCAAGTCGGCGCTTCGAACGCCGTGCCTATTCAGTAAGGGGGCTACATGGCCGGACTTAACGACCCGCTCACCCAGCTTGACTATGGCGAGGCGATTGCTCGTGGTCCCCAGAGTGTAACGCAACAGACTGGCTTGGCCGGTCTGGCTACACCTGCCAATACGGATATCTCTCGTGCCCGGCAGGGTAGTCTCCAGCGCCTGAAAGACCTTGGGGATGTGACACTTGCAGCGCCTCCGGCTCCGGCTGCACCGTCGCGCGTTCTGGCAATTAGCCGTTCGACCGGTAACGTCTGGGCCAATGGTAAGATGTTCTCGCTGGATGACGCGCAGGGCGCGATTGAGAGTGAGCAGTATCTTGGCGGTCCGCCGCAGCCTGCACCTGCCGCTGTTGCCACTGACTGGGAGCCCCTGTCCGAGGAGGCGTATGCCCAGTATATCGGCAAGATCAAGAACCCCAGCCTGACCACACTGGCAGCCAAGAACTTTGGTACCGGTGTCGATACGTCTCAGATGCTCGCCGGTTACGGCGCACAGTTCCTTGGGGCCGAGGAGTTTGGGCAGGGCGTTGTCCGCCAGCAGCTTGAGGATATCCGCAAGAACGCTCCGTACCAGCGCAGTCTAGAGGATGTGCCCGAGCGCGGCGTGATGGAATGGTTCGTCGCCAACCTTGCCCAGCAGGGTCCGAACCTGATCGAAAGCGTTGTGACGGCAGCTATCGGTGCTGCCGGTGGCGCGGCTGCCGGTGGTGGTGCTAATCCCGTTACGGCTGTTGGCGGTGCTGTCACTGCCATGGTGGGCAAGCAGGCGTTCAAGCAGGCGGTTCTCGCTGCCGCCAAGAAATATACAGCCGGTGAAGTGCTGGACGCTGCCGAGAGCAAGCTCCTGCGTGAAGCCGCTGGCATTACGGTCGCCGCCCGCAAAGAACTGTTCGACAAAATCGGCACGGTCGCTGTTGATAGCACTGGCAAGGCAACGCTCTTTACTGCCGATGACGCGGCCAAGGCATTGCTTGGTCCGGCTGCTGGCAGGGTTGCTGCTGGTGGTGCTGCTCAGGCCCAGATCGGTGGTGCGGCTCTTGCCACTGGCCTGCAGAACTATGCCACGGGTGTCGCTGATCTGTACGGTGAGAGTGTCGAAGGGGGCGATCCCAGCCGTGGGCTGGCTGCCCTTGGTGGTATCCCGTATGCTGCTGCCGAGACTATCCCTGAATATCTTGCTGCGCTCCGGCTGTTCAAAGGCATCGGCCTCAAAGCTGCCAAGACGGGTGCCCGTGGTGGCCGAGCTGGTACGATTGCCACGAACGTGGGCGTCGGCACTGGCGCAGGCGCTATCCTTGAGGGTACGACCGAAGCGTTCCAAGAGACGCTGGGCATCGGCATGAACGCCGATGTTGATGTGGACAGCCCCGAGGGTATCTCCCGCCTGCTGAATGCCTTCGCTGCCGGTGCCGCTATCGGCGGCTTCATTGGTGGTGCGTCCAGCCTCAACACGGGCAAGGCCACGGACCTTCTCTCCGGCGGAGCCAAGCCTGCCGAGCAGGGCGGCACGGCACTGACCGGTGAAGTTATTCCCCCGCAGGGCCCGGCTCCGCGTGGTGTTCCAGTGCCTGACGGTTCTGTTCCGCTGCTGGGTGGCCCTACGGTTGGCGCTCTGCCGGGCCCGACCCCGGCACCTACACCGGATGTGACCGGTGTCAGCTTTGCCCAGCCGCAAGTCGGTGCGCCCTCTGCTGCTGGTGCCCTGCCTCCAGCTACGACAATTTATGGTGGTGCGCCTGCACCCACGACCATGCTTACGGGCCCTGCGCCGCAGCCTGCGGCAGCTCAGCCTCCTGCGGTAATCCCCATGGGCGGGCCCGAGCGTTTCGGCTCTGCCCTTGAGCAGGCAGCCGCTGGCGGTTTGCCGCAGGCTGCGCCGACCGGTCCGCTTGCCAACCGCTTGCAGCAGCAGGCGGCAGATGCACGTGCTAGTGCTGTACAGGCCCAGCTTCAGGCGACCAGCGGCTCTGCTCTCGCCCGCATCGGTCGTGGTGAGAATGTCGGTATGGCACCGCCTGCCGCTGCCCCGCAGCAGCTTGAACTACCCCTTGCTGCGCCGGGTACCGCCAAGCTCAAGCGTGGCAGGAAGGCTGCGGCTCCAGCCGCTCAGCCTATGGAGATATCGCCTGCCGTGACGCAGACGGCTGAGCCCGCGCTTCAGGTAGCCGAAGCTGCGCCCGCCCCCGTGGTGACACAGCACGATACGTTTATCGAAGAGTTCGATGACGCGCGAATGAATGACGCCAGCAAGCTAAAGCTGAAGGCCATCGTCAAGCGTGCTATCAAAGCCGGTGTTCTCACCGAGCGTGATACCAAAGAACTGGATATCGCGTTCAAAGACAGGGACATGACAGCGGACGATATCGCGCCGCTTGCCACCAGCCTCATCGCAGCTAATAAGGAGACCGCCAGTGCCGCTGAAGTCGGGCAAGTCGAACAAGGTCGTCAGCTCAAACGTCCAAAAAATCGTGGACGACTGGCAAAAGGACAGGAAGATCGGAACGTCCCGGCCCAAGTCCAAGAAGCAGGCGGTCAGGCAGGCCGTCGCAATTTCCTTGCAGAAAGCAGGGCGAAAGCAGAAGCCGCAAAGCCGGGGCCGGTAAGCCCAAAAGCCGAAGGGGTAGCCGCCCCATCAAAAAAGGCTGAAGAACCCGGCACTGCCGTAGCAGTTGTCGAGCCGAAGAAGCCTGTCGAGGATGTCGAGGCCAAGCGCAAGGTTGCCAAGGCACAGGCCGAGGCAGAGGAAACTGCTGCGCTGGCCGAGCGTGCCGGAAGTGATGTGGCCGAAGTCGAAGCCATGATCGTGGCATACAACGAAGCTGAGCCGGGTTCTGTCGAGAGCGATGACGCGCTAATCGCGCTGATCGAATATGCCAACGACAACTCGATTGGCCGGGGCGCACGCACCCGCGCTCAGGATTACCTTGCCTATGAGGTAGACGAGAACGACATCAAGTTGGCTGAGCGCAAGCTGTCCG